AGGCTCCAGTCGATACTAACCCTTGGCTCCACCTCAGATTCAATACTGTAGATGGAGAAGCCTACGGGCGTGGAAGGGTAGAAGAATTCATAGGAGATTTGAAGAGTCTTGAGGCATTGTCTCAGGCATTAGTCGAAGGATCTGCAGCTGCAGCTAAAGTTGTCTTTGTAGTATCACCATCATCAACTACCAAACCACAGACCCTAGCGGCTGCAGGTAATGGTGCAATCATCCAAGGACGTCCAGATGATATAGGCGTTGTGCAAGTCGGAAAGACTGCTGACTTTGCCACGGCATATAATATGGTACAGCAGTTAGAGCGTAGACTTTCAGAAGCGTTCTTAATTCTAAGCGTCAGGCAGAGCGAACGTACTACTGCAGAAGAAGTACGCATGACACAGATGGAACTAGAGCAACAGCTTGGAGGTTTATTCTCCTTACTTACTGTTGACTTCTTAGTACCATATCTAAATCGTAAGATGTCTGTCTACCAAAAAACAGGTGAGATCCCTAAGCTACCTAAACAAATGGTAAAGCCTACCATTGTGGCAGGTGTGAATACTTTGGGACGCGGACAAGATCGAGAAGCTTTGGGTCAATTCTTAACTATGATCTCTCAGACCATGGGACCAGAGGTTACTCAACAATACATAAACCCTGAAGAAGTTATTAAACGTTTAGCAGCTGCTCAAGGTATTGATATACTTAACCTTGTAAGATCTATGCAAGAGATACAAGGACAAGAGCAAGCTTTACAGCAACAACAGATGGGACTTGAGGAACAGAAGGTTGCTAACAGTAACCCCTTAAATGATCCAACTAAAAACCCACAACTAGCGGAGGAACTAAGTGGACAAGGTCAAGGCCAGCCGCCCACAGAAGGCTAAGCGAGCTACACCAAAAGTCCAACCACCCCTTAGTGCAGACGACAAGGAACTCTTTGAAGAGAAGCCTAATAAATATGCACCTAAGATGAAGGTTGGCAAACCAACTATCAAAGCACCTGGTACTAAGGTGGTAACAACAGTTGGATTAGGAAACCTTACAGTAGAAACTATCAATGGCAGAAGCACAGACACTAACGTATGATGCGAATGAGCAGCCGGAAGGCGAACTCAATGCAGAAGAGAAGGAAGCTCTGGAGGTAGGTGAGAAACTTGCCGAAGCTCAAGAGACTTTACTTGCTGGTAAATTTAAAGACGCGGAGGAACTTGAGAAAGGTTACATTGAACTCCAGAAAAAGCTTGGCTCTGAGGAGGAGGAAACAGAAGAGGAACCTCCTGAGACCAAAGACGAAAAGGTAGAAGAGAAGCCAAAGGAAGTAGATACTTCACTTCTGGACTCTCTATGGGAAGAAGGTGTTAAAGGTGATTACTCTAAGGAAACTTTAGAGAAATTATCTAACACTGATTCTAGAGACTTAGCTCAGATGTATCTTAAGTACAGGTCAGACAACCAACCAGAACAACAATCATTAACTGAATCTAATATCACACAGTTGAAAGGTGTTGTTGGTGGTGAAGGTGACTATGATAAGATGATGCAATGGGCTGGTGAATCACTTGGCGAAGAAGAGATCAAAATGTATGATGCAGTAATGGATAAAGGCGATCCACTTGCTGCTTTCTTCGCTGTCCAAGCCCTCGCCTATAGATTCAACGATTCACGTGGAGTAGATGGACAGATGTTACAAGGTAAAGCACCAGTTGAAAAGGGTGATACTTTTAGGAGTCAAGCCGAAGTTGTCCGAGCTATGAACGATGCTCGTTATGAATCTGATCCTGCTTATCGTCAGGACATCTACGATAAACTCGAACGATCTAATCTTAAATTTTAATGAGTACAGCCACATTAACTAAACAATCTAATTGGAATAGTTTCTGCGACTGGGTAACGAGTACTGAGAACCGTCTCTACGTGGGATGGTTCGGTGTGCTTATGATACCATGTCTACTTACAGCAACTACCGCATTCATAATCGCCTTCATTGGCGCACCACCCGTAGATATAGACGGGATCAGAGAACCCGTAGCAGGTTCATTATTATATGGAAACAACATTATATCTGGAGCTATTGTACCTAGCAGTAACGCCATCGGTCTTCATTTCTACCCTATTTGGGAAGCGGCGACTATGGACGAGTGGCTCTACAATGGAGGACCTTATCAACTCATCGTCTTCCACTTCCTTATTGGCATCTCAGCTTATATGGGACGACAATGGGAACTTAGTTATCGATTGGGAATGAGACCCTGGATCTGCGTTGCTTATTCAGCACCAGTTGCAGCGTCCTTTGCAGTCTTCCTGATATATCCCTTCGGACAAGGGAGTTTCTCTGACGGTATGCCGTTAGGAATATCAGGTACGTTCAACTTTATGTTTGTGTTTCAAGCCGAGCATAATATACTCATGCATCCTTTCCACATGTTGGGGGTTGCTGCAGTATTTGGTGGAAGTTTGTTCAGTGCTATGCACGGCTCACTTGTCACCAGTTCAATTATAAAAGAAACAACCGAAATAGAGTCTCCTAATTATGGATACAAATTCGGTCAAGAGGAGGAGACGTACAACATTGTCGCGGCTCATGGTTACTTTGGGAGACTCATATTCCAGTATGCTTCTTTTAATAATAGCCGGAGTTTACATTTCTTCTTGGCTGTTTTCCCCGTCGTTGGCATATGGCTTACCAGTATGGGAGTCGCCACTATGGCTTTTAATCTCAACGGCTTTAACTTTAACCAATCCATCCTCGACACCTCAGGAAGAGTTGTACCTACCTGGGCTGACATCTTGAATAGAGCTGACTTAGGAATGGAAGTGATGCACGAGCGTAATGCTCATAACTTCCCTCTCGATTTAGCAGCAGAACAAATACCTATAGGATAAAATTATGGGAATGGCTTACAACCCCGACCAGAGAGCTAATGACTTTCAGGTCGAGTACAAAATAAATACTTTAGGAGATCGTTGGTTCATACCTTATAACGATACAGCTTCTAAAGCAGACCAGGTTATTCAATGTAACAAAGTCACTGGTCACACAGCAGACGATACCGATTGCGGATCAGCTGCAGTAGCGTAGAGTAACGTGGAGACCTGACCGATCATCCTCTCCATAATACATCTACTTATTTAACAATGACAACTACAACAGAACAAGGCGGAAGACAAAATAGGTTCCCTAACGAGCCTAGAGTAGAAGTTCTTGATGTTAATTGGGCACAAAATGCAGAGCGAGTAAATGGCTGGTCAGCTATGCTGGGAGTCATCGCTGCTATTGGAGCTTACGCAACAACAGGACAATTGATTCCTGGCTTATTCTAAACACCACGTCCGTTCATCCAATTTCATGGACGCATGACAACCTAGGCATGGAACGGGGTCTAGGTAAATAGGTATTTACAATGACTGTAAAGCTTGTTTATCGTGGTGTATCGTACACTAAAACAAAGTAAAAACAAATGAAAATAGCACTTGCCGCACTGGCTGCTACAGCACTAGCGACACCTGCAACAGCTGGTGTTTATGTTAACGTGGAAGCAAACTCCTCGCTAACTGGATCGGACTACACCAGCACAACTACCGACGTTCACGTTGGGTATGAAGGTGGAAACGAAACAGCATCATTCTATGTACAAGGTGGTCCAGCCATCGTTGCAGTGGATGGAGCTAGCGAAAATGACACCAGAATCTCAGGTAAAGTTGGTGGTTCCGTAGCTGCTACCTCTAAGGTAGACATCTATGGTGAGGTAGCTTTATTAACAGCTGACTCAGATACTGATGACGACAACGCTTGGGGTACCAAGGTCGGTTTGAAGTATACCTTCTGATTGGTCGAGGGTCTACACATGGCTGAGCATCAACAGTGTAGATCCTCCCATCATCTAACATTGATGCTTAAACCCAGTACTGCGGAACAGTACACACGGGTATAAAACTTATACTAATTTAAACAAATGCCTTTTAATTCAAACACTGCTGCTGGTACAGTTGTATATACACCAGGAGCCTTTTGGTCTGGTAACGTACTAGCTAACGATTCATCATTAGTTAGTTCTACTGACTATGCTTCTATACTATCAGTAACTTTAGGCAAGTACGAGCGTATCGTATTCAACCTTTGGATCGATACACAGAATGATGCTGATGGAGACCTTAAGTGGAAGCTTCTAACACCTTCTAGTCCTACATCTTTTAGATCTAGACTAGTACTACCAGAAGTACCCATCTCAGGAGCTGTTACTGAAGCAGTAACTTCTGAAATTACTGGAACAGGTATTGCCGAACAGACTGCAGTAGGTACAGATAGTGCTTACTACATCAAAGTCAACGGTGTACTAATCAATGGAGCTAACGCAGGTTCATTGGACTTCCAGGCTGCACAGAACACAAGCTCTGCTACAGCTACAACAATCAAAGCTGGCTCATATATCGAATATATGAAGTTCTAAGCTTAGG